GCTCTTAAATCGACTCTTGTCATTTCCAGCAGCTTCAATCTTCTCTACAACATCAAGAGACTCAATGTATTCTGCAGAGGTTCGAATTCTCTTCACTGGTTTTCTACCAGCAGGAAGCTCAGCGTTCTTCTTTATAGGGTCTGTCACAATCTCAGTTTCATTTTCATCTCCGGGTTCTGATTCCCCGACTGCTGCACTTGAATCTGCAGCGTCAGCAGAGATTAATGCTGACTGAATATATTCCGCAGTGTTTGGTCCTACTCTGCCATCGTTGCGCAGCGCATCAGACTGCAGCTGGAAACCTTTAACTGTATCATATGTGTTTTTACCGTAGATCCCGTCGACTTTGAGAGGCCGGCCGAGCATGTTATCTGCGTACCCAAGCATATTCATTGCAGCCTGCACTGCTTTCACAGGAGCATCGTCGTTAACTGCTTCATTCAGCAGGCTTATCTCTTCGTTGATGATACGTTTAAGCTCACCCACAGTGAGGCGAAAAGTTGTGCTTTCATTTGACATATTGTTCTCCTGCTCGGCCATCACACCCAACCCCATCGCTGGAGCTCCGAAATCTTCGGGAGGTCGTTCGGTTCGAGCTGCTTTTGCTTTTTCAGTATTCTTGTGAAATGTCTCTTCAGGAGTTCCCGATCGAAATCGGATGATCATCTTTTTTGGTTTGGAAGATACACTCATGGATACTCCTAGAAGATTCATAGACACAGTATAACTATTACGTTAAGGAGTAAAATGTATCAGCCCTATCTAGACAGAGTTCAACCTTTGAATTGCAGGCGAGAACCTGGGCCAATACCCCGATCTTTACACCACCCGAGCGGCACCTCAAGGACGAACTTCGCGGGTCCAGAGGAGAGCATTTTCTCTTCGGAATGCGGGACGCCTTCTTCCACATTTAGGATCTGGCCGGAAGAGTCAGCGAAGGCCACCTCTAGCGGGAGGGAAGTATTTCTCATCCAGAAAGATTGTTGAGCTTCTCGAGGAAAGATAAATAGCATTCCTTCTCCGTCGCCCAGACTCCTGCGTCCCATCAGGCCTTGCATGCGAGATCGGTCATCGGAAGCCAGTTCACAGTCCACAGAATGACCGTCAACAGCGATCGATTGGCGAGGTTGAGTAGATACTCGACTCAGTTCTTCTTTAATGATCTCGACCAACCTGGACCTTCTCATGTATCTTTCCCTACGCTGTAGTCCATCCAAGCATATGCCTGGCGAGTCGGTATGTATAATTGATTATCATCGTTGTTGTAAGCTTCCATCTCAAATCGAATCGATTGATACGCTCCTTTGGGGCCTCGAGCCCTTAGGCCGGACAACCAGTCGAACAAGTATACCGCGTAGAATCCGATCACCAGAGTTTCCTTCTGTTGTTCAATGTGAATCCTCTCGTGATTGATCAGTCTGTCGGATTCGTGATCGGGATGCACGAAGATGAACGGGAACAAGGTGATGCCACCCACCGAGAAGAACCAGGATGCGAGCCACGGAATTAGGCGGCCGCGAATGATCCAGCCTTGAAACATCAGGTATCTCCTTCTAGAAGGTTAGATGCCAGACGAAGTGCTAGCCCTGTGGGAAGCATGCCTAAGCGCTTGGATGTATCGATTACATCTAGATACCTATCTTTCATAGACTGCGGTAGATTACTACCATTGCTATTTAGAGACCAGATCAGAATATCAGAGTCTAAGTCGACTAGGTCGTCCAGTAGATTTTTTACTCTTAGGCATTCCAGGGATGGATCATCTTGGATCTGGTTGTAAATCTCATCGTAGATTCCGGTGAGGAAGCCTAGCGCAGGATGGGTAAGCATGGGTTTCACTTTGTTAGTCATCAGATTCTCCGCTTAGATCGACCAGGATTGATGCTCGGCGCGCTGATGTAATTATCTGCTCTAGCTCAAATGCCCATGGGGTGGTCCACACTCCGGCATGGGTCGCGATTTCTAATAGAAGATTACGAGCGTCTTCACGAATGTTGACAATCCTTAAGACTAAATCCTCTTCGGGTAGACTTTGAATTTTTTTCAATATATTGAGCAGGCTAGAGATAGCAGAATGTCTTGCCATGCCTCTGGAGTCCCGGGGTGTATATATTACCCCTCTGAGTGGTGGTGGAATCAACTGTGAACCTCCGATCTTGAACCTGACGGTCTTTTTTGGCATGGCATCCTCGATGGTCATGTCCTCAAAAAGAACGCAACAACATTATGAACTACATTATCCCCAAGCGCTTAGTTGTTTTGATCACGTCAAAATATCTTTGAAAAAACTCGGCCGGCCAAGTTACATCCACATCATCATCAAGAAGCTCTCTGACGTCTTTTTGAAGAGATTCAATATCATCTCTTAGATTGTTTACGCGGGGATTATTAAATCCAGAATCGCTATCTTGGAGTGCTTTAATCTTTTCAATAATTTCGGGCAGAGTCAATGTATCTTCATCAATAAGATCAAAGGTATTTTGTCGATCATCCGACAATATGTCATCTGGGTATTTCATACAGACATAACTATCTCGGTACGAAAGTTGATGACTTACTCGATCAAGAATTTTACTTCTCTTACCACCCTTTGAAGAGTGCATTTGTTGTTCCTGTCGCATAGATCGAATCGGGCTGTTATATAAATGCGGGCTGGGCCTTTTCTCAACGCAACAAGAAGAGAAGTAAAGACAAGCGTTCGATTGTCGGCGATGCTGTTTGCGTCGCGGCCGACGAAGGATTTCTTCTGGAGGATAACATGTCTAGATGTTGCTAGTCTTATAGAAATTGAATCTTTATCTATCTCTTTATCCCACATCTCTACGAGCGAGATTCTAAAAAATATTCTTTCTTTCCGCTTCATTTTTGTCGGAACAGAAACTTCTAGCATCGGTTGGTCTGTGATCTTTGTGGATGCGGCTGCCAGAGTTTCTGGGATTGCAGGCAGTACATTTTGTCTTTGCAGATGGGTATTCCCATGACAAGAACTAAAAAACACAAGAAACGCAAGGAGAGCAGTGTGTCTCATGTGGGTCAATCCTCGCTAAGCTCACCGAGAAATGCATCTCTCCAATTAGATCTATCCCCGGAAGATCCTCCGCAGGATCTGCTATACTCATATGTAAAATCATCGCCATCTAGAATTGCCATAAATGGTAGGCTATATGAGCCATTTGCGGGGCATGCATTTATTATTCCGCTGAATGTCTTATTCCAGTTCGGATCAATAAGAACTCTTGCAGGATCTGCTTCGATCTCTGCAGCGTAGTCCATGCATTCCTCTAGCGATATGTCTGGGCTCCTGGCGTTATCTTGCCCCTCAATGATGTAATAGTCCCAATCGGCTTCTTCGCCCCCAGAAAGAATAAAATCATAAGTGAGACCTCTGAAATATCCCTTGCATGCTCCGCACCAAAATGCGCCGATTCCCAAGACTGTTAATTTCTTTTCTCCACAAGAAGACTGGATATTCACCCTGTCTCCATAGCAATTTATGAAAGTCTCGTCTGCGATCTGGTCGCCCACGTTGGTTCCCGTACCTAAAGGCTCACAAGAGTGCTCATTGGGTGGGGGCTGTGTTACAGGTGGATTGTTTCGTTCTTCGTTCGCTTTCTCTGTACCGCAAGCAGAAAGAACTGCAAAAGCTAAAAGTAATAGGTAGTTTTTAATCATGATGACTCCTCGCATAAATAAGTATGGAGAAGCCAAGCGTTAGAATGATTTATTCATCATCCTCGTCGAGAAGGCCCATACTTTTAAGGTAGTTCCTCACCAGGACATTAACAGGAACCCCAGTGATGTTAGTGATCCAACTATCCGCTGTGAAGGGCTTATCGAGGTCGAGATTCTTCTCTGTCGCTGGCAGCCAACCAGACGGACGTCTTTTCGCTGCTTCGCGGATTAACTCTTTTAGCTGTCCTAGTTTTATCTTCATCTTGCCTTCCTCGAACTTTGTAGGAGCATCCTGCATATCTTGACGCTTCCACTCCCTCTCGGTGGCGGTGACTTGTCGTTCAATATCACGTTCCCGTTCGGGGGTCTGATGAGACCGATCGTCCCCGGGGGCGTCGCCGAAAACTTGACTGTAGGCTTCATCACCCTCGGGATCAGGGATGTCCATCTTAAACATCACATCCAGTTTGGACTTTTCGTGCGGGTTGGTTATGATGATGGGGTCATCGTTCTGGAAGTTCCCGCCCTCTTCCTTGGGTGCACTGATCACCACATCCACAGTCCAAGGCTTGTTCGAGAACTGTGTCAAGCGTTCCCGTATCAGCTGTCTTAGCTGTGCTTCTGTGAGCTTCATCTTCTTTCACTTTTCTTATAGCTTAAGTAATCCATGTCGTCAATGAACTTCTTAATTTCGCCCACTGCCTCGTCTTTACTTTTCCAGACGCGCTCGCCGAGCCTGTCTCGGATAAAGTCTTTAGTAATCTCCTTGTAGCCATACTCCAGGCCCCGATGGTTTTGATCCAGGTATTCTTCTAACTCGAAGATTGTTGGGCCGGATCCGTAACCTGATCCTCTCACATTAGATGAAGCATGACCACCCATACTTCCCCCGCCGAAAGTATACTCATTGAGCTCCTCGCGGATGATCTGTTGTAATCTGGCGCTTGTGATTTTCATGTTATTATCTGTCACCCGCTGCTTGGGCATCTAACTCAACTTCTTCATCGCCCTCGCTGTGGAGTTTTTGTGCTTCCTCTATGGCGATCAATATCTCTTCTGCTTCAGTTGCACCACCCATCATTCTAAGTGGGCGAGCCAGTCTTTCCATTGCTAGATCAAGAGCATTTGGGTTTACTTCGTATGCTGCTTCTTTGAATCCATCACTGTCATCGCCATGATTATAATATGCTGAAACAATCTGATCAACTTGTTCCTGCACAGCTGTGCCAAGTGATGCGTAAGCCTTTGCAAAGTCTATAAGCTCTGAGCCTGTTTCAACTGCCATTCCCCACGATTCATTTATGTGGTTCAATTCTTCCTGAATGATCTGTTGTAGTTTTCTTTTTGTGATTTTCATGTTTTTTCCCTTACATTGAGTCCATTATGAAGGCGCGCAGTTGGTCCTCGTCATCGAAGTGCCAGAGCAGCTCATCCCACTCATCTGCCTGAAAGTGGTGTTGAGCGGAATCCGCAAGGTCGAAAGCAACAACATCTATAGGATATTCTTGATCGCCTGCAGCGTGATCTGCTTCCCAACCTCTGGCGGCATCATCTGCCCACTTACGAAGGCGTTCTTTTAGGCTGTCGATGTCCAGTCTTTCTTGGTCGGTCTGATCTGCAGCGCGTTGCTTCTCACGCTCTGGTCTATCATAGACATCATCGATGTGACCCTCAAGCTTTTCGAAATCAGCGCTGCTAAGTTCGATGCTTCGTTCAGTTCCGTCTTTGTCATCGCCTCGAACGGACAGACTAAGCTTTTCGATAAACTCATCGGCTTTAGCGGCAGGTATGCCTCTTTTAGTTCCCGCGCCGATGTAAAGCACCTCGCCGGTTTCTACATCAACGATATCAATTGTGTCCAGGTCGTTGTCAGCTTGCTCGCCAAGAACTCGTGTGAGCTCCTCCTGGATGATTTGCTTAAGTTTGCCTGCTGCGATTTTCATTTTAATCTCCTTATTCGTACCCGAAATCTTTAGCAGTGCCAACGGCACGTGTCATAATAAAATCTTCACTGTATTCTTCGACAGCGCGTTCAACCCAGCTAGGACGACCACGCTTTGTGTATTGCTCAGGGCCTACCTTAACCATGATGATATCTCTAGCGACTTCCTGTGCAGAGACTTGACCTTCTGCAGCACTGACTGGGAAATCTTCGAGTGCTTTCGTCATCAATTCGTCAAAATCATCAAGCGCTGATCCTGGGGCTGCTCCGCTGTCAGTTCCTTGTCGGGAACCTTCCAGTTCAATTTCTCGCACAATATCAGCTATGGATTTTGTCATTGGGACGTTGCGCTCAAGGATATCCTGGACATCTTGTCCGTATTCTTGCTCGTCTTCCTTGCTTAGCTTCCCAGAAGTATAAGCTTCCAGCCCAAGCATAATGACGTCTAACACTAGTCCCATATTCTCAGATTCAGATTCAGCTTCTGTTCTTCGATACGATGTTTCAGATAAAGAGCCGAGCTCCTCTTGAATCATTTGTCTAAGCTGTCCTGCTGTGATTTTCATGGTTGATTCTCCAATTTCTATTGCGGCGATTTGCCCTTGCATTTTCTTTTTACTTGTATGACAAGCACGGTGCTTCTTGCCTTTTTTATCTGTGTAAGTGAGCACATATTTGCCCAGGTCGCCGTCTGACTGTTTGCATTTCTGTGTATGCTTCTTGTAGGGCATTGTTAAACCTCGCTGTTCATAAGTATCATTTTACTGGGATAAATGTTATTGTTTTTCAAGCCCGTGGCACATGTGAGTGTTTTCTCTTCTTATCGTCAATCGGCACAGACATCTGCTTATCGTAATCTCGCACTCCGTCTCCGCCTGGAACCGGTGTTTGAGCAGCGCCTCTTCGTCCTGTTTGGTGTGGCTTTCAGTCGCTGCGGGTTTGGATCAGACTCCGCCTGCTCGTTTACATTCTCATTTCTTCTCTTGGAAGGTGTTACATGTCCAGGCAAGCTTTTTCGATGCTTTGGTTCTTTGGCCTTATGGCCTTTAACCTTCTGTCCAAGCTTTGCTAGATTTTTTAATTCTTTGTTGGTGATCTCGCCGCTATACAAAGCCCATGCTGCTCCACCATAACTCTTTATCTTTCTCTCAGCTGCTTTTCGAGCTTTTCCTCGCTTCATGCGAGCAGAGTATGCGATTCCAGCAGCCATTTGTTGAGCTTGAGATTCTGTGGATCCTTGCTCCCGGTACGGCGGTGGCCCGTCTGTCTTTGAAGCAGACCGAGTTGATGACTTTCTTTTCTCTTGAAGTATCAGCTCTTCTCGAATGATAGCTTTAAGCTCAGAGAGTTTAATTTTCATGGCAGGCCCTTCCCCTTCAATACAATCTAACAAACAATAAATATCACTTATCGCTCATAAAAGATCGTTTGGAGATTTAATCTCTTGTGGCAGGGGCTACCAGCTCTCTGGGCAGCCAAATATTCTCTTCTTTGATTTGTAGATAATACTTTTCATTCAACGTGTCAAATCCGAGTATTCTAGCATCAGTAGGTTCAAAATTCTCATGAGCAAGGCACTGAACTTTGGTTCCAAAAGGTAGGGCAGTAGTCATATATAAACTCCTTAAGAGAAATATACTCTGTTTACCTCAATTGTTAACTTAATCTCCGCCGGATTCGATATCTACTGCATGTTCAAAATCTGATTTTTCATCTATAACACCTACTGGGGGTATTTCTTTGTCGCCCTCAAAAACCCATCGGATCTCTTCGGCGTCAATAGTTTCCTTCTCCATCAAGCTCTCAGTCATGAAATCAATCTTGTCCTTGTGTGTAACTAAAATGTGTTTCGCATCTCTAATACAAAGATCGATGATCTTGCGAATCTCATCGTCCAGCTGCTTAGCTGTCTCGTCACTGCACTCACTTCGCCTAGACATTGCCATCTCACGACCCAAGAACACATTCTCATTTCCTGATCCCATATAGATGGGTCCAAGAGACGACATGCCGAAATCTCGGACCATGCGTGATGCTATTTGTTTAACTCGCTTTAAGTCATTGGAGACACCTGTGGTTGAGCCTTTTTCACCGTAATACATGCGCTCAGCCAGATATCCGCCAAGAAGAACTTTAATTCGATCTTCGTATTCCTGCCAAGTTGAAGAGTACTTATCTTCCTCGGGTAGCTGCATGGTTAATCCGAGCGCTCGGCCGTGAGGAATAATCGTCACTTTGTGAAGAGGATCAGATGACGATGTGTAGTAAGCAACAACCGCATGACCCGCTTCATGACGAGCAGTAGCAAGCTTTTGCTCTTCAGACATTGCCATAGATTTTCTTGGTGCGCCCATCGTAATCTTGTCTCTTGCTGTTTCAAAATCCTGCTGGCCGACTCTGTCGGCATCTCGTCGGCCGGCCATAAGTGAGGCCTCATTGATAAGATTTGCTAAGTCAGCTCCTGAAAATCCGGGGGTAGATTTAGCAACTATCTTTAGATCAACAGCAGGATCAAGAGGCACATCTTTTGCGTGCACATCGAGGATCATTTTGCGACCCTTGATATCGGGTAGAGGTACTACAACTTGACGATCGAATCGGCCAGGCCGAAGAAGCGCGGGGTCTAAAACATCTGGGCGGTTAGTTGCTGCAAGAACAATAATACCGCTATTATCTTCAAATCCATCTAGCTCAACCAGTAACTGATTTAATGTCTGCTCTCGCTCATCATGTCCGCCACCCATGCCGGCGCCTCGTTGTCGACCGACAGCATCGATCTCGTCGATGAAAATAATACAAGGTGCATTTGCTTTAGCTTGAGCGAATAAATCTCGAACTCGGCCGGCGCCGACTCCGACAAACATCTCGACAAAATCCGACCCGGACATACTGAAGAAGAATACATTAGCTTCGCCAGCCACAGCTTTTGCAAGAAGTGTCTTTCCTGTGCCTGGGGGGCCCGATAGCAACATGCCGGTGGGCATTTTACTGCCCAGCTTATAATACTTCTTTGGATTCCGGAGGAAATCGACGACTTCCTCTAAGTCTTCTTTTGCTTCATCGCACCCTGCAACATCTTTAAAAGCAGTAGTGTTAGATCCTGGAGGGATTATTTTGTGCTTGCTTTTGTTAAAGTCCATTGCTTTGCCCTGGTTCTTTCCCATGCTCTTAATGAACAAAAAGAAGACGCCAAAGATGAGAATGAAAGGCAGGATATTGATAATAAGCGCCCAGAACATGTTCGGTCGAACTTGAGGTTTAATTATAAGTCTCAATCCCGGGTGATGCTTTTGAGTCAGCTCCAGCAAATTCTCAGTAATGGGACCAACTGTTATCAACACTCTATCTATTTCAGGTTGATTCAATTCCCACTGGTCCCCTTCGATCGTGAGAACAGCGGGAGGGTCAGAGTTCTCTGGCAGATCTTGAATAATCTTCACCATCTCTGTATAACTGATCTTTTCTTTTTGTACTTTCACCCCTTGGGGAAATGAGATCAGCGCAAAAATACACAAAAATGCTGCGAGCCAAATAAGCCAAGTTTTAGATCTAAAAATTTGCAAACTACATCACTCCCTTTTGAAGGTGAACTTACAAAATATAAGTATAATGCTTCTGTTCAAGTCGAACTAATTTTGAAGTATTTCTCGAGTTTCAACGAGGCTAATAAGTGAAGCCTGGGAAGAAATTCTTCCTCCTGCGCGATAAGACCCAATACTGATTACAAAAAATTTATTTTCTGGGAGAGGGTCGCCGTTAGACTCACAACAAAATCTAACTTTTACTTCGTATTCTTGACGTGTTCCCGGCATGGAGGTTCTGTCTATAACAGTTATTTCTGGACGATCATTAGCAGCAGCCCTTAAATCTTGAGAGTAAAGATTCAGTGCCATAAAATGATTTAATCCGCTTTGAGCAGAAATTTTTGCTAACGTGTGACGACGGGCGTTTCCCGAAATAAGTGCATTGTCTCTTGCTGACGCCCACAACACTGCAGAGAAAGAAGATATAATTACCAGCATCATCATGGTGATAATAAAAGCGAAACCTTTTCTCATGGATTAATTTGCATGTTAAGGATAAAATTTTGTCTTCTGACATTTCCTTGGTTTGGGCCGGCGCCGGACCTAGCATCAATTACAGGAAAATTTTTCTTGACCCACTTCTGAGTTTTGGCAGCGCATCGATCTTCCCCATACCCACCACGTACACACATTGACTCAGTCGCTTTTACAACTTCGCAAAAACATCTCATTTGATTGTCTCGCCACTGCTCTGGGGAGTATCGGTAGATTACTCCTCTCGGAACTCTTGTATTAGTTCCAGGTAGATACTTGGAGCATACAATTTCAGATTCTGGATGAAAGAATGGCAATCCTGTTGCCAAAAGAGTTGATGTTATCAATGTTATCAGTTTAAGTCCCATGTTAGAATTCTACAGTGCGCTATTAAAATTTACATACTAATAAGGGCAAAGGACTGAACTGTGTATTACTCGTATCGTTCCTTCGAAGTCTACTTCATACTTGTCATCGCCGATTTGCTTTACAATTTTTCCATACGTGCAGAAAAGCGGAACAATCTCCCACACATCGCAGACGACAAGATGATTTGGATAGAACTTTTGTTTCAATTTTCTACTGACTTTAGTTCATCTTTAGAAAACTCTAAAACTTTACCATCTATCAAGATCATATATACATCAGGTTCGTCACAAATCTCAGATAAAATGACCCCAGATTTTCCAACTAATTTTTTAGATTCTTTTAATAGAAATCCCGGGTAATGATCAGGGAACGGTCGCACTACAACAAGATCACCCAGTTTCATCTTAGGATTCTTGCAAGCGCTTATGTGTGTGTTGTTTTCTCAGCGCTAGAATACCTTGAGTAAGATTTCCGATGAAGATGTGCCCGCAGATAATCCCGAAAGCTAACCAGTCAGCATGGACGGCTAGCATGTAAAGCGCGGCGATGGCACCGGTACCAAAGTACCAGAAACAGGCTGGTACATTGATTGCATCAGCAGTTGGTGAATCTACAATTGCTTTGATTACCGGATAGTACCAAAAATAATTTAGCACTTGAGTCACAACATACAAGCCTATCAAGAACTCAATAGCAGTCATTGAACCTTTTTTCTATTTCGAATATGGCCGATTTGATGAATCTGGACGTATTGTGCTCTTATCCTTCTTAGCTCACCTTCATGCAAGACAGTAACAATCTTCATGTAGGGCTTATACTCTTCAGTAATGATACCATACTTCCAATCCGTCAATTCTTGGGTTCGATGATTAATGATATCTCGAAACCGAACCATGTCACCTTCTCTCATTTAGATTATCCGCTCTTTTTCTAACTGGAAGAAATCATTCTAACAAGGTGTGCCGGAAAGTATTTCTTTTTTCCGTCAAATAGAATGTCATATGCTGGACATCTTTCAGAATGATATTCTTTTAAGATTACGCCGTATCTAGGCTTGTTACATTTGAATTGCGCGAGAAGAAGAATCAAATCTCCTGGACAGGGACGATCAAGTTGATGATTCATCGCATAGTTCACAATCAAGTATGTGAATCCATTGAGGTTCTTCATTTATCAGCACCCAGCAAAATGATGCAGCAAAACCAGTATCTTCTAAAACTAGTCCGGCGCGACCTGAAAATACGCCGTCTAGGACTTTAACTAGATCGCCTTTAACAAGACTAGGTGCTTTGCCGATCAATGCGTCCTCTCGTTCCTTCTCAGTTCTCAATCAGATCAAGTAGATCTTTTCTGATTCCTAAGACAACACCGTCTGAATCTCTGGTGTACCTAACATATTTGAAGCGCGATAAACTGTCGATCGTTTCTTTGGGCGCTTTGGGAAATAGTACCTTGGCTTCGATATCTGATTCTGTGATAACCCCAGTCCATGACTTGTGTTCTCGGCACGTAACTCTAGATCCGGGCACCCAGCCCTTGGGCGAAGGGGTGCTATCTTTTTGAGGTGTTTTAGCAGAAGTTTTGTCAGATGTTTTGACAGACACTTTCTTTTGTGCTGTCTTCTTTTTCGCTTTTTGTTTTTTCTTAGACATGCAAATCGTCACTCAAAACAAGATTGACTTCTTGCGATTCAAACCACATTTGTTGGCCTGCAACGAGGACTTGATACGCTTCTAAGTAATCGTCAAACTCTCTTCGATCAATGATCATCGCCACTTGACCGTCAAATCCAGAATGACGTGAGTTAACAACAACTAGGTTTCCGGGTGACATATCTTTTCCTGGTCAAGGTGGTCCCAATATTCCTCGAACGATGAATCATACCACCCCCGAACAATCTTGTTCATAACGAGAACATCGATGACAGGATTCCCTTCTTCATCTTCATAAACAGCAGTAACCACGGCGGGCGTAAGCTCAGGAATGTTCAAGATATCCCCGTTGGCGTCTGCGCCGGTCCATTGTATTGGGCCTGTGGACGTATCGACCCACTCGGCGAATCGTACGAGATCACCTGGTTTGAAAATCACCGACTTACCGGACATAGATAGCGCTCCGAACGCTCTATTATACCTGGGTTTGTAGAGTTTGTTTTATGCCATCAGTTGCTTTTTCGACCACTTTGGAGGTCAGTTCTAGCTCTTGGCTGAACTTATATACGCCGGCCTGAATTGCTAGCAGTTCAGTAGGATTAAACTGTTTTCCAGAAGTTGCAAGCTTGATAATCTTGTCTAGCTTTCCTTGTCCGGACATGACGCTAGATAAAACTCTTGTTAGATTTGCATCTTTTGTCTTGTCTACCCGGAGCTCCTGCTTGATCTCTGCGGTCTTTTGGGTGGAAGGTATATTATCCATCGATGCCGAAGAGGAAGTTTGTTTCAGAACATCTTGGAAGCTCTTGGGTGTACTCTGGGCTTTAACTGGTTGATTTGCTGTAGGCAGTTGTATGTTTAACCCTGAAATTTCCATTATCGAACGTTGTTAATTGCGTTCTTCGCAGTGTCGTGCTTGGTTTTCATCACGTTTGAGATCGTGCTAAATTGCCTGTTCTCACCCTGCATCTTGTTCTGGAGGGTTAGATACTGGAGGTTGAAGCTCATCTGCATCTCTTGCATAGCTTTGGTTTGATCCATCAAGGTCTGCGTTGATGATCCGCCGGTTTGACCTGCAGGTGTATTTAAGCTGGGTGATTGACCTGGAACGTTCATTGTACCATTACCTGCGTAGTTGCCGATTGCTTCAGCTGCTTGACTTACAGTAGCATTGACAACTGATCCCCCTGGAACATAAGGTGCTGCAACTCCGACCGCACCTGCTACTACTCCTGCTGCGTTTGATGCGCCCCGGCCGACCATTGCGCCGAAATCGTTTCTTGCAGTTTGGCGAGTGTGCATAGCTTCTGAGGTTATGCGAATTGAACCGCCGTTATTTAGTCTATTAATACCTGGCATTTTATTTTCCTTACCGGATGTTTCTAATTGACGTCATGCTCATGTCGTGCATTGTCTTGAGAACATTAGAGATCAAATCATGCATCTCTTTGCGCTTATTCATAGCTTGCTGAATCTTGAAGTTGATAACTGATCTGCTGTGATCGACATCTCCTGCGGGTTTTCTGCCGAACATCGAACTACCTATGCCGCCGCCGAATGCCGAACCTAACTTTGATCCGATTGGGCCGCCAACTAATCCGCCCAGAACTCCGCCGCCGAGCGTGACAGCCTTTGAAGCGAGAGATTTAAAGGCGCTCTTGATGCCGCCGAAGATCCCGCCTTTCTTCTTACTCTTCTTCATGGACTCATACTTCTTAATCAGCGATTTAAGCTCTTTCTCAGAATCGCGCATTTGTTTGAAGAGGAAAGCTGCCAGCATATCCTCGAAGGATGCTCCTGGGCCGACTAGAGAATCCATGTCGCCGCCTTGCTTTTGAATCTGGCCCCTGAGAATGTTTCCGGCTGATGCGCCGCCGGATCTAATCAAGTTCATGATCTCACTGTCCATTGCCCGAAGCGCAGATCCTAAGGTTGTACGTGCAGTATTTTGCGAGTAAGTGTGACCGCATTGCCGGCGGGATCTTGCAATTGCTCGGGAAGGCCTGCTTAAAAACTGCTGTGTGGTTTGACCGGAGAATAAGTCCTTCCAGTTTTGAACTGCCCCTGAGATGTTTAGGGTTGCTAGATCTACTTGGGCTCCTGCAATATCTCCGACTGCATCCGGATAACCGAGTTTGTCTAGTGTTTTGTTGAGCCGAGTTCCGAGCGAATTAATTCCAACTACCATGTTTGAGGACCTCCCGTTTGTGTATGTCCTATATCTATTACCGGTAGTTTTACGGAAAAGTTTCCTCTTTTTTTAGTTTTTTTTTGTTTTTGTTGGAAAATCAACGGGCTGGAAGCCTTCTTTGAGTAGCTCTAGTTCGTCTTTTTCAGCATATGCTCTGCGACCATCGTCGTACAAAACTTCAAATTCCCAGTAATAAGTTACTGAATCTGTGTCTGTCCAGTATATATCTTTCTTGATGATCATCCCGGGTCGAAATATCGAGTAATCGTAAACCAAGTCACCGACTTTCACGAGACCACCAGAACCTTTGCAAGAATGTGTGTCCTGTTTTCGTCTACTGCTCTTTGCAATCTGTGATGCCCATCAAGAATGCTCTGGATCTCTCCTTCTTGCTCTATCGCGATGATCGGAAAAGATAAGTCTGCGGTTTCCTTCCGATGCTGTTCAATAATCACGTTAGATATCAGGGTTAATGGTTCGACTTCTAGCAAAACAATCGGCTCATCTTGCAGTGCTGCCAGAACATCTTGGATTGTTACTCTGTTTCCTTTTTCATCTTCCCAGAATGTTTTCTCCCAATCACTTAATTTCACGGGATCACCTCCAAGGTCCACCAAGGCGGGTCAAAATGACCGAAGGTCCATCTTCCGCCCTCGCTGTAAAAAATTAACGGACACGATTTCGATAGGATCGGGTAGTCCTCATCGCATATATACACGCCGCGGGCGATACAATCGTCATCTCTAGAAATTATTCTAACGAGGTCACCTGGCTTCATTGACTACTTCAATTGTCCATTGGTTGTCAAAATGGTGTATTTCCCCCTTGAAGAAAACAGTCGTTGATCGCCCAGAAAAAGGATCAGTCCACGCATCGTAAAGATAGATTCCGATCCCGAGGTTGTTGTCATCGAATCCAACAATGCTGACAAGATCACCAGCGTTCATACAGCTTCCTTTAGCTCGTCGTATATCTGTTGAACTACATCTGCTGGGACCCATCCAGCGACATTATCATACTCATCCCAGAACTTAGACCAGGGCTTCTTCTTCATGTCTGTCTCCATAGACGGGTTCAACCAAGCAGAGTCATTTGAAAGAAGTGCAATCTCAAAGGTTTCATAATCGTAAGGTAGTAAATTATCAGCTCTTGGTGAACAATAATTTTGAGAGCTGGCGACAACTGAAAGCTTCATTCCGCCTCGGAGATGCAGCTGGGCGTGGCACTTTCGCATTCCTGGGCGCAACATATAGTTTCTAAAATCATCTTTCATCGATTGCTTCAAGCTGGCTTTTGAATATCCACCATCGCCCAGTAGTAAAGAGTACAAGTGCATGCTCATAGCCGACTTCGTCTTCTATGATATCAATCACAATTCCAGGGGACTCAGGTACAGAATTATCCGCCAGCCCAAATACTTTGCTGCTGTCCCTAAGCGCGACCAAGTCCCCGGGCTTCATTTGTCTGGCTCTTCTTTCACAGGAATAAGACTATCTATTCTCTCTTTTTGGCATAGAAGTCCCCCAGTAGTTAAAACCCACATCACGGACACAAAATTTTTGTCATCGTGTTCGCGAACAACTTCGCCCCAGGCAAATAGAATATCTGCTCCGGTTTTTGGCTTTACTTTTGTCCCTACATTCATATTTTTCAACCCTCCGAAAGTGAGCAGTCTACGCTGGTTCTAGGTTGCTCAATATAGATCTCCTTTTGACGCCTCGTCAAGCTTTTAAATCTATATTCAGCTTTAGAGGCGGTGGATCTGTCATAATAATTATCTGAGAAGATTAGGTTTACTGGACGTCTTGACCTGGTGTATTTTGCCCCTCTTTTAGACTCATTATGCTCTTTTACTCTTCTGGCTAAGTCTGTGGTGATCCCTGTATAGTAAGTGCCGTCGGCACATTCTACTACGTACATGTACCAGTCATCGCTCACTGACTACCTCTAAGTCTTCTCTGTGTATGTAGAACTTCTGGCCTGTTCGTGGGCAAGCAAGATAAGCGCACTTGGGAATTCCGTTGCCCCAACCAACTCGAGCATGTGCTCGAGCTCTGAGCACTAGGAATGATTCGCCCACTTTGAGATCAATCCACCGCGTTTGAGGAGCTAGCTTGGGTTCGCCGGAACTGTCGTGCCACGTAGTGAGCCCAGCATGGATATCACGAGTTAGTTCTTTTCGCCACTCTTCTTGTTCTTGCTGTGTCGTAGATCGGAAACCCGTAACATCTCCATACTTGTGGACTACAGCTTTCACCCTTACAAGATCACCTTTTTTCACTTTGTCTTATCTTCTTTTTTGTATCCCGGGGTTTGAGATGCAGTTAGTTTTACAAGCTTTCTTAAAATACCTGACGCTAAATCATCATTTTGAGTAATGGTTGTATCTGGTAAGCGGTGGTTCGCATATTGAGCTACGGCATGCCAGCGCAATATTTCATTACATTCTTCTTTGTTAAGCTCTATCAACTGCAATAACTCCTTTTCTCTCTAGACACGATCTTCTTTTTCATTGTAGTGTGACAGTGTACCCCTAATGCTTTCTCCGTAAAGCTCAATGCAGGGCTTGCCCTTAAACGGATCTTTTTGATTTATAGAAAATGTTGGTTTTCTAACCCATAAAAATCGGTGTTTTTTCCACGAGTCACCTTCTTCGTATACATGCTGGAAGGATCCCACGTATTGCACAAGCCCCTCGATGCCCTTAAACCAGTGATTAAACCTATAGATCTTTCCAGGCTGGAGATCGCTAACGTATACTTTTCTGTTTTTCATTTCGCAATCGCCATATTTTCTACAAAGATTAATAAACTGATTTCTTTCGCTTTGAATTCATCGCTGATTCTAGTGAATCTGTTCTTAGGTGTTTGAGCTACCTTCACTTACTAGCGTCAAGTTTGATCCCAAAGCATGCATCTTCTTTCCTGACGACATGAAGAGATCATACTCAGCACGATAGTAGCACTTTATAATTATACCAGACTCTCCACCAGCTTTACAGTACTCTTTTATCTGGACAAGATCGCCGTTCTTAAACTGGTCTTTATAAGAATCGCAAGGCACTTATTGTTTGTCCACTGAGATTCTGCCTTCAGTGACATCTCGATGTGCTTTTATCAATTTAGCAACTATCATAGCAGTGTCTTCAGGCGAAAGGCCCTGCAGTTGTTTCTCTTCATTTAAGTTGACAAACTCAAGATGCCCGGTTGCGGTTGGTTGGACCCCGCTGAATGTGTACTGCTTTCCATCTATCTCGGCTTTGATTATTGTTACTACTTTTTTTTCTTTGCTCATCTTAGTCTCCTTGTTTTATGAGTCTAAACTAATTATTCTCAAGCTCATCTTCGAACACTTTATAAGCAGCATCAAAACAAGTTCCACACTCATCTGCGATTCCCAGAAGCTCCATCAGGTCAACAAAGTCATCGTAGCCGCTGGTAACAGCTTTTCGAATTTCTTTATCTGATACTGCTCTACGGGCACAGATTATCATTCAAAGCCTTCTCCGGATTTATTATAACGAGCAAACTATTTTTTTTGCACTAAAATATTATTAGGATCAATTTCATAATCCTGGGGTGCTTTTTCTAGCCATCTCTCGTCGATCTCACGAGGTTCTTCGTTCTGGAATTTTACCCAGTACACATTCGATCTCCACGGAGATCTGTCTTGAGAAATCTTAAATATAAACCCTAGTTTGCCGGAATCTTTGTTCGGGTTTTTCAAAAAAACATATCGAACAAGATCACCTGGAATGAAGTGTCTAGAGTCACACATGCTGCTTTAATAATTCGTGCGGGGCGAAAGCACGAAGTTCGCTATTTACAAGAACAGTAAACCTTCGACTATAATGAGCAGTATCATTAACTTGCACGATAACGCCTTTTGAACCGTGCAAAGAGTCGGGCGGCGGGATCATCCTGATTTCGACTAGATCACCCTTTGTCAGCACGTTCCACCAGTACTAACTTATTGTCATAGACAAATTCTTTTAATCCGTTGCTAAACAAAATTTCGTAAACATCTCGAACGTTATGCCCGTATCGGTGTGCCATTACGATTGGCCACGTATTAGAAAACTTAAGAACAACACCGGTCATTTCTGAATTGTTGTGGAAAACAAGGTCTCCAGGGTAGAACTTTTTTCTCTTTCCCAATATTAGACTCGGCCGTAATTGTCATCCAGACGGACGACGTCGTCTAGTTCGGGAGTAGACACCTCTACAATTCGACAATCACTAACTGCAGTCATTCGGTGAACAGTATCTGGCGGGATATGCGCTGCTTCCCCAGGATGCAAAATCTTTTCATCTCCATCCTGCTCAAATAGAAGCTCTCCATCTAAGATCAATATCGTCTCATCCTTCTCAATATGAAACTGCCTAGAAAGAGCGTGTCCTTCTTTGATAACAAGGATTTTTCCAACGTACTTATCTGTGTGCGCCCATAAGACTTCATGTCCCCAAGGCTTTTCAATTACATTACTCATGCTCTTCATCTTTTTCATCTTTTGATTTAGAAGTCCACGTTCCAGTCTCATTACCTTCAGCCGCCCATCCTGGTCGGTCAGTGCGAGAGTAAAGTTCGAGATAGGGCCCGGCTGATCTTTTTTCCACGAAGTCGTAAAACTCTTCCGGTTTTCGTGAATGTTCACGGCGTGGTGCGAAAATATAGTCCCTCGAGGTGCATAAACCTCTGCCGTTTACTACATTTTCAGGATCATCAGTACCGCTGTAACGTGTATTCTTTCCCATTCCCTTGTCATACCTGACTGCAAAGATACACATTTCAGTATATCTCATTCCGTATGGAGTGGGGCTGCCTACATTGCTCTTCACCCACGGGATGAGTGTAATCGGAGTGAAACCCAGGCGCTCAATAACTTCTATTGCCGGGATGATACCTTGATCTTTTCCTGCAGTAAATGAATTAACTGCCCACATATACATGTGTGCCTCAGGGGCAACGCCGTATTCATTAAACCAGCTGTTCAAAGTAGTAACGATCGACTCTTTGGATTGCACATTATAGTGAGTAGAGGGTTGCAAAGATTTATGCCCTACGCCCCCAGTGCTTTTCTTCCAGGGAGGATCGATCATTACCGTTTTGAACATTTGATTCCTACTGCTGAATTTCTACAAGTTCAATCTCAAAATTAAGGTCCTTACCTGCCATCGGGTGATTGAAGTCAACATTAACTGCTTCTTCCTTCACTTCGTTGATGGTTCCTATGACTGGCCCGTTTGGACCGAAGCCCTGGATCATGGCACCTTCGACATACTCAAAGTCATCTGGAAAATTATCCTTTGAGATATCAACAACTGCTTCGGTGTTAATAGGGCCGTAAGCCTCTTCTGGAGTCAAAGTAATATTCTTTGTCTCTCCCGTAGTCATACCCACAACTGCAGTATCAAATCCTGGAATCATTTGCCCAGATCCAACTTCGAAAGTTAGGGTTTCATTACGACTATGCGAGCTATCAAACTCGGTTCCGTCGTTAAGGGTGCCACGATAGTGGACACTGATTGTATTGCCATTCTCTACTGTGCTCATTTTATTCTCCTTATAAGTCCATGTGCAGTGTAGTTGTTTCATCAGGACTTTCGGAATCTCGATATCCTGTTTGCGATTTTGTGAATCGATCAGCTGTCATATGACGAAGTTGATCTTTTAGTTCTTTGTTCTCTTTTTGCAGCTTATTAATGATATCTTGAAGATGTTTTTCTCTGTTTGTGGCTTTTGTCATTTAACAAGTTCGCTCATCGCCATGAATCACTTTTACCACTGGAAACCTTAGACTAAAGGTTCCTTCCTGGTTTTGGCTCTCTTCAAAGTACTGCACGGTAATAACTTTGTTCAAGATATCTTGTGGGTTTTTAAAGAAATGTTTTCGTTCCTCGATCGTAAATCCAGATCCGACACCTACATCATTCTTCTTATGTACGATCACAACGTTAGAAAGCATCTCTTCTTCCACTTCGCGCCCTTCGACTACGTAGCGGAACGGCCCAAAGGACACATCCTTCACGCGATACTCTGCATCGTGCATGGTTTTAACCTTCAGGATGTCCTTTGACCGCTTGCCCTTATATGTGGTATCAAGCCGGAGCATCAAACCTTCCCAGCCAGCATTCTGGGCTTCCTGGCGCCACTTCTCAAAGTCCTCGATACCTGCAACCCTCTGCTGGTGGAGAACGCTGAGGTGCTTTGCTTTAAACGGGACAGTGTCTCGAAGGCGACTAAGACGCGTGAGGAACCCATCTTCAGACGTACCAGACTGGAAGTCGGAGAGATCGATCATATCAAAGATCTGGAACAGGCCATTCTCGACGGTGTGATCCTTGCGACGGATTTCCTTCATCATGCTCTGGAAATCCTCATCTCCGTTCTCGTCGACTAGGCACATCTCGCCGTCAAAGACAACGTTGGTCACACCGAGTGCTTCGATCTCTTCTTCTACTTTCCTCAAAGTTTGGAACTGTTTTCCAGATCGCGCCCATGACGAGGCGTGGCCGTTCTCATCTACCATCACCAGACATCTAACGCCGTCTAGTTTCCGAGATACCACCCAAACCTGATTTTCGAAATCAACTTTCTTAGCAGTCTTCTCATCATACGAGTTTGCCAATGCTACGTCGAACGTGGGAATGAGATTATCACACGCTCGATTAATAAGCTTCTCTGACGCTCTGATTTTTAAGCTTCTGTCTAGGATTAAAGTTAGTACTTCTTTCCACTCTCCGTTTTCACGCAGGAAGGAATTTGTTTGGGACAGGGCTTTGTGGCCTGTAATCTCTCGCGCGTTTAGGGCGTCGAGCAAGTCAAAAACTGTGTCATAATCACATGTATCATCACAGAGATCAGACCTCTTTTGAAGGTTCTTGACTCCGACGTGATACTGCAAGTAAGGATTGTACGTATAGTAGAGTGTCTTTCGGATTAGATCGTCGGCATTCTCGAGCAGTTGAACCTTATCTAAGACTGAGGACGTTGCTTGCATCTCATCAAGAAAAGTGTGTAGGTTTTTCATCAGTGGGTGTGACCTTTCCACAGATTCGTACGATATTTACATACAAACTGGACTGGATCTAGGTGGTCATCTTTAAGGTTTCCCTTATTCCGATATACTTCTAAGTGAAGATGGGACCCTAAGGCTTTTCCAGTGGATCCGACTTCCCCGAGGAGTGTTCCTGCCTTTACTGTCTGCCCCTTCTTTACAAGAATCTTGGACATATGCGAGTACTTAAACTTCAAGCCACTGGGTGATCGAACCATTACCTGCAGGCCGCCTCCGGCGGAGGATTGGCGGGCGTAGTAGACGTAACCCTCGGTGATACTTCGAATAGAAACACCTTCATCAGATTCAATATCAATTCCGTAGTGAAACTTCTTGCCGGGCCCGAAAGGATTATCCCTCATTCCGTAATGTGAGGTAATTCGGCCAAACCGGTAATCGATGGGAAGCTTGCAATCTGGGCCTCTATCAGAGACAACGTCTACAGATTCCATAGCAACAACATTTGATGGTGCTGACAGTACTAGCAAAGCAATGAGAACCATATGTTCCTCCTCGCTTTTATTATACTGTATGGGTGTATAATTTACACAAAAATAATGTGAGCTTACTTACCTAAATCAGGCTCATCAAAGACTTCAACGTCACCTGGAAGAGTTGGGGCGCCTGCCGCTTCCCAGTCTTCTTTTGAAATAGTTGTAATCTTTTCACCGGTGCGCTTATCTGTAACTTCAACACCTCGGGACCAGGCTGCAGCGCCGAATCCAGAAATTCCTGGCAGAAGCGCAGAATCAGTGAGATCAACATCTTCTTCTGGTTCATCACCTGGGTGCGCTGCTGAGCCTATGCCTAGTTTTACAAGAGCTGTTGCTGCTGCTCGGTCATTCGCGGGGCTGATATCGGCGCCGATTTGTGCAAGCATGTCTTCAATTGCAGCATCAAGATCTTCATCTGACGTCTCTTCTGACTTTACAAGAGATTTTCTTTGTTTTTCAGGTTCGACTGCTTCGGGCTCATCAAATACAACATCTTCTGCTTTGAAATCCCCAATAAATCCTTTTCGCCCGGCGATTATGCCGGCGTCGACCATGTCAGCCATTGCGCTCACTAGGGCGGAGTCTGCATCATCTCTATCTAAGGCTATAGCCAGAGACTTAAGAGTTCCGGGGCCAACTACTCCATCAACATCAAGCTCTTCAAAGCTTTGAAATGTTGCCAGGGCAGTTGCTGTCTTTGGTCCCCAGGCTCCGTCATCCTCACCGGGTGCCAAAGCCCCTACTGCGATCAGTGCACGTTGTATGTCTTCGATTTCATCGCGGGATGCTCTGCGTGCTTCTACAAGCATATCTTTTGCAATCTCTGCGATCATACCTCGAAGGCCGGCCTCGTTCATTGTAAATGCCTGGTCTTGCGTAGACTCAGCGATTTGTTCTGTCTCTACAGACTCGTTAAGAAGACCTGCGATCTTGTTCCAGCGATTAAATGTCGTCATAATTACACTCCATGGGATAATATTAATTATCTGTTATCTTTATTAATTGTCTAAAGTAAATACTTCCACCTCTTGAGTCCATGCGCGGCGATGGTGAGAAGATATCTCTTCAAGATCCCACTGCCCGAAATCAAAACCTGGAAGCAAAGCTGTTGTCATACGATATAAGAATGCCCCTGAACCGGGGTGATCAATCTCGGATTCGAGATCATTCTGTGGGAAGTAGGGTAGTTTGAATTTAGTCAAGTGTCCTGGGACAAACACATGCCACTGGTTACCGGTGCTTGCTTCTGCAAGTGTAAACATATACAGCGACGGCTGCGGGCTGATTGGTTGTGTTCTCCACTGCATCATGCGATTTCTTAAGAAGCTTCCTCGTGTTGGCTGATTCATGCTGGGAAACTGCATCATCTGCCCTAGCATAACTCCTCCGCTTATATCGTCTGGTCCGGATCTAATAATTGCACTATACGGCTCATTATAACTGTAGCTTCCATGACAAGATAAACCCCTGCTGCCCTCCCGACAAGTTTGACCTCGTTGACAGTCGGTATGCATACGACAAGAAACTACATTGTCATAGTCTGGATCCCAGGCTCTTGTATACGTTCCTGCATAAAACGTGAGCATTTGCCCCGGTACTGACGGTATGCTTTCAACTACGACATGCGTGCGGGCTGCTGTCTTGGTGCTCAAGTGATACACTCCCTCACCTCCAAAATCTAAGAAAGTAGAAACTTTGGAATGCGTTGGCCCTTCTCGGGTGCCGGCATAGAAAGGAGCTTCGGGCAATGTGATAACTGTAGAGTTTTCCAAGTCGTATTCTAAATTAATTACAATGTCGCTTACAGTCTCACCAAACACAGCATTAATTCCTCGTCGGATTCCCATTTGACGCACAGAGGTTATCTCTTGAGTTCTAACATTTATTACTCCGGTAAAAGCAACCAGGGCGAACCTTCCTGGAATAGTGATGAAATCGAATGGCGCATTATCTTCAAAGATAGTATCGTTGCCAAAGATGACAATGCAGTTTCCGCTTGAGAACCAAGTGCAGGGTCTTCCGCCTTGCGGAACAGGTTGCTCCCACGCAGTTGCCTTGGGTGTTTTTCTGCTAAAGATATTCTTCTGGGTGAGGTCGATGAATCCAAATGCACGCTCGTAAGGTCCGAGAGTGTTTGGATCGAATAGTGCCTTCGAGAATCCAGTGACCACACCTCTTATTCTAGGGAATACAACAGGAGGCTGGGAGGGTGGTGCGCCGGAAGAGGGGGGTGAAGGAAAAGAGCAGTTTAGGTAAACTGTAAGGTCTTCGGAAGGCACCTCAACATAAGTCTCTGTGTCACAATATCTTGCTGCAATAGTCACTGTTTGGGCGCCGTAGACGCTAGGGCCACTCAGCGTTGCTAGCCCAAGCTGGTTTGTCTTTTTAGCGTATCGGGGTTCTTGTTCTACGCCCAACCAAACCAAGGAGTCTGCCAGCGGTATTCTTTCCCCCTGAATTATTGTCAGGACTTTTACATTAAACGATCCCGACACATTGTTGCCATGCACACCGCCAGTAATGAAGGCTGGGTCATAATACTCAAACCCTCCTCGAATATCTGTAGTACTACCATTAGAATCTATAGAAACGTCTACATATCCTGTCAATCCTTGCGGAGTATAGACGTTCAAAGTGTTTTCATCTGGTGCATCCTCGACAATGCCGGGCATTCCACCAAACATAACTGAAGCTGTCTCGCTGCCAATACCCACAGAAACTAAAGTAACATATGTACCACCCGCAATTGATCCTCGGTTTGGGTGTACTTGCGGTGCATTCTCATCCACGTATTCAAAATCAGACGACGTTGATACTCCTAGGCTGTTCTGCACTCTAATCTCAGCAGGCCCTGGTGTACCCGGAGGTAATCGGAAAGTAATTACGCGCTGGTTTACGCTGAACACATCCTCAGCAGCTTGTCCTGACACTGTTACTGTGGTATCTGGCATGAACCCATAGCCCCGGAGTCGGACACGCGGGCCTCCCAAAACAGGACCGGTTGGTGGTGTGATCTCCTGGATATGCACTGCAGGACCAGAATCATAAGCTTGAGGTTGGCGGGATGGACCTGCATCTCGAGGAGGTGGAGCAGAAGTTCTTCCTGCATCATACTTGAGATTAATTATGGGTCCCACGTCATGAGGCGGTGATTCTATTTGCTCAATACACGCAGCTAAAAACCCTAGCAGAGCGATATTAAAAATCTGTAAAGTTAGCTTCTTCAAACTCGATCGCATTCTTCTCATCGAGAACATCCTTAACCAAGCTCCTGATTATTTTAGGTAATCGATGCTTGAGTTCTAATTCTACTGCTTCTCGAATCATGTGTTCAATCTTAGGTGATAGAATAATTTTCATGTCATTCCCCTGCTCTTTTCACACATAAGCCTGTTATTAGTTTATGCTACACTGGGATTTATCAAAAGCAAAGATTACTTCTTTAGTTTTTTCTGCTTGCCGTGTGCGAGATATAAAATAACAGCATTGCCTACAAAATAAGACGTAACAACTGCGCCCAAGACGGCATCCTCAACGACTAACAGCGTGTAAAGAACTGATGCAAATGCGCTCATCGTAAAGACGCAGTATGCCGGCACAGAAATTGCGTCAGCAGTTTCTGACTTGGCTACGGCTTTAACTTGATGAATAAACAGGAGTATTGCCAAAGCCTGTGTTGCAATATAAAAACAAGTAAGAAGCGTATCTATCAATTTACTAACTCCGCTCGAACTTTATATTTGATATCTGGGACCTTAGTAGTGAGATATCCTACAGACTTAAAGACATCGCCTTTGACCAAATGCGGTACTTCGACCGGAATACCTGAGCCTGTAATGGCGCGCCCGTAAACGAGAAGATCTCCGTCAGTAACCACGTATCGATCAGGCTGGAAGTCAACTCGATCGGTCTTATATCCAGTCTTGAATAGCTCGTCGTAAAGCTCTTGCCCGGACCAGTTAGAAGTAATCATGATCTTAACAGGTACTTCAGGATACCTTGCCACAGATCCCACGCGGACTTGTGGGATATTTGTGTTAGCATTCTTATAATCTACCCCAAGCTTGAACATTCGACCGAATCCGCCCAGTGTGGAAGCGAAGCGTCGAGTGCCGTATATAGAGAGTTGCTCACGAATTAGTTTTCGGAGTTTTTTCTCTTGGTCAGTGTTCATACTGTTGCAGTGTTAGAATAAGCGCTGTTATAAGCATTGATGTTTTTTGTAACGTGGGCAATATAGTCTGGATTTTTTTTACCGTAATATTTGCCGACCCACCCTGCTGTATTACCCGACTTCATTAATTTAGCAGCATCTGGATTTCTTGCAATCCAAGCCTTGAACGCTGTTTTAGAATGTTCTTCTGGATTGACCCGCCACGCAGACATGAATTTCTTTGGGTCTCTGCCATAATCTTGAAGAGAAGATTCGCCTAAGACTTGATATAACCCCCAGGCTCCCCCAGAGATTGCTGCTACTGGATCAACTTTGTAAGCCTTATTAAATTGCTTCTTCGCGTTGTCGCCGTAATAAGATTTTCCTGCCGGAAGTTTGCCGGGTATTTCAGAATGCTTTCTTGCGATGTGTGCATTCCATGCGAAGGCTTTGGGATTGCCTGCTGATTCCCTTTTCTCAATTGCATAGATCACTGCAGCTGGAACGCCTGTTGAGGCGGCAAGTTCTTGTGCTCGACCTGCAGATGTGTGACTTACATCGACTGCGGAAACCAGATCTCCGGTGGCGGCATCAATATCGCTGACTTTAATGAGTGTTTTTTCAATATTCTTTGGAATGTCAGCTGTCACAGCAGCTTTTATCTCTGCATCCTTCTCCAGAAATTTATCCCATGTTTCTGACGTTGTGGTTCCCGTAACTTTTATCTTATTATCTTTTTGAAACTTTTTAATAGCATCCTCAGTCTTTTGATCGAACATGCCGTCAACATCGACTTTATACCCAAGTGAATCTAGACCTTGCTCAAGAACTTTGATAACCTTTAAATAGATCGATGTTTGCCCAGAAGGGGTTTTAGCATACACGTCTCTTTTGGATGCAATCTCAGATTTTGCACCTGGCGATATCGCTTCCTGGATTGATTGCCGGGTTACTTCTTTTATTTTTGCTAAAGTTATTGGACCCTCAAGATCTTCAAGGCGATAGTAGACGTCTTCCAAGACCAGATTCTGGAATTGCTTTCTGACCTCGTATACGTCATCATTTTCTCTGTTCATCGCGAACCCCTTGATTAGAGATCCGGCGCGGGCATTAGCGTCATCTTCCAAGTATCCTCCGACATGTTGCATGGGATGCTCATCAAACTCACCCTTGTCATCTTGCTTGGCATGTACTAATTCATGTGCAATAGATCGCAGAACATCAGGAACCGCACGATCCTTGCCGTAGATCTTAATGATCTTGTTGATCGGATCATAAAAAGCTGTAGTTTGTATTTCATGCGCGGCACGGTCATCAACAATGTAGATATCGTAGTCAGACTCAATGCCCAAACTCTTGCAGCAATGATCGACGAAAACCTGGACCAGAGCCTGCTTTGATTCTATTCGGGGAAGCTCCCCCTCGAGATACAAGGCCATTTAAAATACTCCTAGGCGTACGTTATATATTTATGCACTCGGAAGAAGTTATTACTCTTCAACCTGAACTAGGACTATGCCTTTTTCAAATCCGCCCCGAGAGGTGCGCTTATTACATTTAACTTCGATGACATCCTCGATCTTGAGATCCAGCTTCTTTCGAAGGGAGTCAACGACCTCCATCAGATCAGCCATTTCCTCTGGACAAGGATTCTCGAAAAGCTCTTCCATCTCTTCTAAGATCTTGAGTCTATAATACTCTTCGATCTCCTCAGATTTCATTTTCCGAGTCTTGCATGTTTTTCCCGCTTCCTTGATAATCATCGGGATCTTGTCGCGGACTAGCTTGTTATATTTTTTTATCATCTATTGGATGCACTAACTCTGGTTCAATAAAATAGATTTCTCCATCTGACAGAATCTTGCAGCGTGTGTCTTCAAACGAATTGGGTGCTGCTGCAGGTTTACCTAGAAAGACTCCGAGAAATCGATAGTCAACGGGAAGATCGTCATCTTCAATCCAGACCATATCCCCTGGGATTATCATTACGCTTCTAATATATCAAGCATCTGTTCGATCGTGTTCGTGGAATCGACATTCTTAAGCCGAATCTTATAGATACTGAGCGCTGCTTTGAAAGCTTTAGTATCTAGGCGTGCCTTGAACTCTTCCATCAATACCTTGCGATCTTCTCGGAGCGTATCAATCTCAGATTCAATAGTTGTCAAGCGACCCATGAACTCGCTTACTGCTTCTTTTAATTCATTCGACATTTTTATTCCTTTCTAGAAATAATTTCAATTTTATTAGGTGTAGTGATAATCTTTTCACCACCGACTAGAACTTCGACCCAAAGCAAGTTCTCAAAGTCAATATTTTGTGAAACCTCTAGGAGCATCCCAGATTTCCAGCAATGATCAAGCTCTCCTGTTGTTGTGTCTCTTTCAGATATCAAAACTTCAACAAGGTCGCCGGACGACGGAGATCGATGATTCTTCACTTATTCTTACTCTCTCTGTCCTTGATCTTCTTCTCTTCTTTTTCTTTCATTTTCGTCAGCCTCTCGATATCTACATGCGTATTAAATTTCTCTGTTGAGCCAACATCTTCCATAGCAAAAAGATCTCCTAGCTCAGCAGCAAGAAAACTATCTTTGTTCTTTTGTGAAATATAAAGCATGGCTCGATGTGCAGAATGCATCCAAAAGGCATCGTCTAAGTCTTCCTTTTTAGCTGCCTCCCTGAACTTTTCTACTTCTTCTGCGATAACAGAAGTGATCTTGTCACACGACTTAAGAAGCTGGCGCTTGAGGCGGTTTGTCCGCACCTTATCTTCTTTTCCTGACTTTGCTATTACCTTAAAACCCATTTCTTTCTCCAGAGCTATCTACAAAGATGTTCTTTCTTTGTCGGGCGGACTGTGCGGGTTCGCGCCTTCAGTATCTACTTCCTTGAAGTTTCCACCTTTTCTTTTAGGGATTCCGCCCTTAACTCGGGCAGTAGCAGTATTGTTTGCCTCTTCTAGACGCCGATTATTCACTGAACACCCTTGGCAGCGCTCTTTTTTATTGGGCTCTTTAGTCGTGGTCATTCCACACCCATTTAAACATTTGTATCTTGTGATTGAAATTAGCTGTCCGTCGATTTCAATCTTGTCTTTAAACTTTTTCCATTTGCTTGCGTTTCTCATTTTTCTCCGAGAATTAAGTTGTGTGAAATCTATATACCAAGATTTTAGAATTTGTTTATTTTAAACGTCCATTTTGAGACACAAGTCGGGCGCCCCAATCAACAAATAGGCCGATCATAGCTATGTTCGCAAGAACATCTATCTCTCTTCCCGGAAGAACTAAAGATGCTAGAATAATTCCAATTCCCGCCAACCTTAAGTTATTTTTAGTGATCTCAGACATTTTATCCCCTTTTTGTCTCAACTAATCGATTAAGATACCAGAGCGCTTTCTCTAGATCTTGAACCTCGTTTCCTTTGTATGGAGACCGAAGAAGATACTTCAAAACATTTCCTTCGTGAAACCCTAGGCTCCACTCTTCGATTACGTCAAGAACTTCTATCTTGCCTACATTGTAATGATTTGGGTGGTCGACTTTGTTCATCTACGCTTTATAACGCATAGGACGAAATTGTATCAGATACAATCTGCAAGAAAGATCTCATCTTCATAAACCCAAATTATCTTTCCGCTAATCAATATCTTGTAGTCAAAAGATTTTCCGCCGTCGATCGGGGCGACATGAGACTGCGCTAATAAATGAGATCTCATTCCGATAATAACAGCAGGGCTGCTGCCGTGGTCGAGGCCAAACAAATCTAAAGAGTTGTCTCGAAGAGATTTTTTCAGCTTGATCAGATCACCCACCTTAAACAGAGGGCTAGCGTTCAAATATCCACTCATCGTAACGAGCTCGGATGAGGCGCATAATTCTGATTGAAGATTTCTGGTACTGCTCTATTACATTTCTTGCTTTTGAAATCTTCCATCCTGGCCCCCCGTTGTAGCAAGCAAAAATATTATTTTTTTGGCAAGCCTTAAATCTATAGAAGTCACGCAATATAAATACAGCATGTCGAGCATTTGTTCGGGGGTTCATGTTACTTTTTACGAATTCTTTTTTAGTTTTATATCCCAGCTTCTTATACCACCAGTGCGCATTAATCTGGAATAAGCCATAATCACCTGTGTGAGAAACAATGTTAGAATAAAACGAAGATTCTTTGAATGCTATAGTAAGCATCAGAACCTTGTCAAAATTCTCTTCTTTTGCAACGTCTAATATAACACTAACATTAGTAAGCTGCGTAGAATTCAGACGACCTAGAACTGACTTGGCATGAAAATATGTTATTTCTAGTTCGTCATTTTTCGGTGTCGTATATTGAATTACCGGGAATGTCTCACCTGCGTAGATTTCATGATCTCGTGCTGTTTCATCACTAGTGGTGCATGACGCAAGGAAAACTAGAATAGGAAGATACTTTTTCAATGTTGTTGCCCTCAAGCTTTTTACTTTACTGTATTGTCTTTAAACTTAAAATGGTATTATCTTATCGCCTGTAGAAAATAAAGCACTTGCCTAAGATGCAGAACTCATATACATCCCGATCTTCTTTAAGCACGTCCTCAACTATCATTAAAATAGAGTCGTGAGGAGATGCAATAGATAGATTTTCTAACTTCTCTACGCCGGCGTAAACTAATCCGACAATCTGCATAGAAGAATTTAAGATGGGTGAGCCAGAAGAACCTGGTCGTGTCGGTAGGGAATAAACTGATTCGTGTAAGCTTGGTCGCCCTGCGAAGAATCCCTCAAATAGGAGCACTGTCTCTCTGCCAAAATATCCGTATGGTGCTGCCATATTATAGATTCTTTCTCCTCTTGACGGCGGGAAATTGGCGATGTCTAGATATTCAATTTTGTCATTGTTAGCGGTAAGAACCTTCAATACACACAGGTCATTGTCTTTGTCAACTCTGATTACGTCTGCGGGCATGCGATTTAAATTTTCATCAACGATGGCGATGCTTGTACCAATAAGCTCTATTGTTGGCCCTGTTTTAAATTTTGGAATCGTAGGTTTCGCGCATGAATGTCCCGCTGTTAAGAAAAAACTGTAATCAGAATCTTTTCTACTTCTTGCAAAAAAAGAACCCGAAGACGTCGATGTCGACGTCTTGATCTTGCACTCCTTGCCCTGGCATATTTTTAGCAACATCGAGTGCCGGACCATGCCGAATGACTCAGTGGGCATGATAATTCTATGCGGTGAAGCATAACAGCTGCTCAATAGAAGCAGAGGAAATAAAATAGCAACAGAAAGTACATTTTTTATGATTTTTTCCATATTGATAAATATGTAGGAACGCGCATACACACACAAAATATTGCGCTAAGTAGCCTCGGAGCATTTCATGAAAATCCTAAAGAACTCTGCTGTTGGCATCATTGCCGTCATCGCAATACTGGTGCTTTTACAAAAAGACAACACAGTAAAACAAGGACAAGTCTGGACTAAAAAAGGATCAGAGTGGTCTTACGTTGGAAGCAAATCCAATGAAAAAAAACAAATACACATCATAAGTCAATCCAGTATTAATAGCAAAGAAATATTTAATACTGTGATAAAGATGCCTTTTGTCACGCTAGAAGGTAAAAATAGAACTCATGGTAAAAATTGGAGAAAAAACTAGGTTTATCATTCTGGGGGCGCTTTTAGTCGCCACAGGATTAACTTATTACCTCGTCAATATCACTCCTGATCTGGTCTTTAAAAAAGACACAATTTATTACATGCCCGGCAAAAATAACGATTGCACTTGGCACGTATATTTTGAAAATAATGTCTATCTCAAAAGAGGCTCTTTTTCTAATATATTCATTGGCCTGCCTAACCGAGAACAAAACGGAGCTATCAAAGGTATTGTAGAATCAACAGCTACTGACCTTCTTTTAGCTTTTTCTTTTCCAGGAAACATCAGGCAGGCGCCGATTGTTCTGACAGCAAGGCACAATCAGATCACTGCACCGATTGATCACGTTAGATTTAGATTGTTTAATAGCACCCTTTTAACCATCTTAATTTTCAAAGATCATAAATCCTGTATTTCGAGGAGTTCGAAATGAGGAATGCTGCTATTTTAGTTTTTATTTTTTCATTATCTGGTTGCCCCGATGACGATCTTTTAGTTCAGTTAGAGTGTGCTCCGGGTGACTCTAGAGTATGCGATTATTCTGGGAACATAATCGATCTTTCAACTTCCAACCTTGACCTTCCGGGCGTTTGCAGCTACGGTCAACAGTTTTGCACTTTTGACGGATGGGGTGAGTGCGTAGGAGCAGCAGGTCCAGAAAATGAGATTTGCGACGGTATTGACAATGACTGTAACGGCAGGATCGATGATTCTTACCCAGAAAAACATGAACTTTGCGGCTTTGAAGAGGACATTAACTATAGCGAAGGTATCTGCAAACCCGGAGTCTATGAGTGTGTAGAAGGTAGTATTTTATGCAGAGGGCATGTTGGACCAGAACGCGAGGTTTGTGACGGTGTTGATAATAATTGCGACGGCCAAATAGATGAGCATATCTCCAATCAAACAGCTGTTGTTTGTTATGACGGCCCGCCAGGAACAATGAGAGTTGGTATCTGCCGGGCAGGAATATCATACTGCACAGACGCAGAAATGTCCCACTGTGAAGGTCAAGTTTTACCTCAAATTGAACAATGCAATCAAGTAGATGATAACTGTAATGGCGTGATCGATGAGGGCTTTGAAAATCGGCCGGCAGAAATTGTGTTTGTAATAGATGTCTCTGGCTCTTTTGATCAGGAAATATCTTCTATGATCGGGGGGATTCGACCGTTGCTATCTGAGCCCATCACTGAAAACTTTAAGTTTGGGCTGGTGCTTATTGGAATGCGGGTGCCGCACGCAGATGAAAACTATCCTCACACGCTAAAGACAACTGACTTAGTTTCAAGAGACGAGTTTATTGCGTTCTTAGAAGAAATACAAGTAACATACATGCCGCTTTCTGGTGGTAGTGAACCTTCATACGATGCAATTTACGGCATCTCTACAGGAGAGATCCCCTTTAACTTCTCTGAAACATCGCAGAAAGTTATCGTTCTTATGACAGACGAAAATGGGCAATCATATAAAATGCCTAGAATAACAGAGACACTTGCCGGAGAAGCTGCTAGAAACAATAACGTATCTATTTATATCTTCTCTAGTCCGCATGATGTGCCAAGCTTTGATCAGATAGTAGACGACCCTATGCATATTTTCTCAGCTACGTCAGATCAGCTTACAGTTTTTAATCAGCTTCAAAATCTGTTTAATGATATTTGCAGATAGCTTCTTATCTATTATAGTTCGTCAGAGAAACCAGGATGATCTGCAGGCAACATAAAATGTCCAACTAATAGTTTAGGTTACTTGTCAGTAGGACACCACGCTGGGTGTATCCAGTTCTGCTCAGCACAGAGATTAGCCTCTAGACGATCTATGCTCAATACTGATATTGGCGTTGCATATACCATGCTTTCTAAGAGCTGCGGCACATATCCCCTTCCAACTGGAATGGCTACTAAGACGCCCACAAAATTTCCTTTTTTATCAAAAAATCCTGAACCTGAAGCTCCTGGCCATCCGTACGTATGGACTGTAATCTTAGTTCTTCCACCTGATATCTTTTCTATTCCGGCGACGTCGCCGCGCAGCGTAAGCAAATCATGATGGCCTGGATAACCGGAATAGGTAAGCGTTTCTCCAATTTCGGGCAAGGGAGAAGTATTTGTTCTAAACGGAACAGCAAGAATAGATTCCATCTTCTTAACCGCGAGGATGCATACATCTTCCTCATTGTCAAAATAAACGATCCACCCTTTAGTTCTTTCTTTTTCAGGGGTTACTACCCACACATATGAATGATGTGATGCATCCACAACATGTGCAGCTGTTACAACCAAGTATTGATCTTTGTAAGAGACGTATGTGCCGGTGCCTCGGCCGCTGCCCGGGGTAAATACTTTTACTGTAGCGTATCTAGATCGAAGCTCATGCGGATTTAAAGTTTCGACTGGAGTAGCTTTTCCCCAGAACAACTCTTCTAAAACCTGCTTATCATTGTCACAAACTTGTGCTGGGCTGACTGCATTGCAGCTAGCTGCTAGAACAAAGAGCAAAGAATAAGATAGAAATCTATTCATGGCGTTCTTTCCTTAAAAAAAGATCAAAGTTGGAGGAGAGTGAGGGATTCGAACCCTCGGTAGATTGCTCTACAGCCGCGTTCCAGGCGACCACCTTCGACCGCTCGGTCAACTCTCCATATCCAAGAATAAATATTAGTCTAAAACAATCTTTTTACCAGTTACCCAATTTCTAATATAAGTTCTGCTCCCTACGCTTTGATAAACTTTATTTAGGCTGCGCGCTTTAACAAATGCGCTATTTTGATCGATGAATGAGAAGAGCACATGGTAAGAATTTTTCTTTTCTAGTTTTTCGCTAGCTAAACAAACGTGCCACGGGTGAGAATGTGACTGGCAGAATCCAGATTTTCTTTCCCAGGGCCACGCTTCTGAATCACCGGTTTTCTTGGCTGTGCCTATTGGTTTTCTAAATTTGTTATTTTTGCCTCTGCTCACGTTTTCTCCGATCTACTTATGATTATACGCCCATGTATCTGTAAGTACAACAGGAATTAATCTGGAATCTCTGGCGCCTATCCTCTAAGTAGTTCTTGCCCTATTATTTCTTTGTCTTGGTCTAGTTTCTGCTGCAAAGCAATATTTAAAACCATTTCATGCAGGCGCCCGGGTGATATTTTCTCATATGTCACAGGAAATATTCCAGCAGTAATCAATGCGTGTGCAATCCACTGTGAGCAATACCATTTTCGATCATGCTTAATCATGTAGGGAACGAACTGTGATATTATCATGCCCAACCAATCATATTTTTGGCCGGCTGTTTGTTCATAAAACCTCATGATGTTAGATAGCTGTGCATCTGTTATTTTAAGTTCTATTCTTTTCCAGTCTTCGCTTTCAGCACAGCAATCTTCTTGCACCATGCGTACTACCCCTTCTTCTTCTGGGCAAATTCCTGCCGTTATCCCCCCTGGGAGGATAAGCTCGGCGTGAAGATATGGGCTCTTAGTCCACCATGCAACAATCTTTTGGCGCCAATCTTGCGCGGGAGCACAATAAAATGCGACCCAGATTGAATTCACAAGGTTCCTAGATTAGTTTTTTATTTTCTTAGAAGCTGCAGATCGCGTCTTTGACGAAGTCTTTTTCTTAGAAACTGTAGTGCTTGTAGCTTTAGTTGCCTTCTTAGAACGACGCTTTCTTGTCTTTGTCGCTTTTTCCAAGTCAGGATTAACAGACAGCGAATTGATAATAGCTTGAGCTGGCTCAGTTGCTTCGTTTACTTTTGAAGTTTCAATCGATTCAACTTCCAAAACATCTTCTGCTTCTACTTCTTCTTCGACGTCTAAATTTTCAACTCCCGGGTTACGCTTTCGCTGCGGACCGGTGAGCGCCGGCGGATTTAGATCACTCAGGCTTATTCTTGAGGATGATGCCAT